TAGCAGCACCACCAGTTGTAGCACCAAGTATGTGTCTATGCCAAGCTACAACGTCTTGTGCTCTCTCGTATGTCAAGCACCTTAATTCGCCTGTATCTAGTAATGTCCATATTAAACTATCAGGTGAACGAGTATAAGCTAACTCCTTGGCGTTACCGGTAGTAATATGTTCAGCAATAAGAGTAAGATCAGGAGTACTAAAGCCGTCCACCTCGAGATTATAAGCGAGTTCTCGGATCTTCGTTCTGGTTCGATCAATAAAAATAGTGGCCCTAGAAGCACCAATAGGACGCAGATTAGCAGTACCATCCGTTGTCTCCCTGTTAACTGTTACGTTGTTGGGAGTCAGCGCAAGGTTATCACTACCAGATGATACAACAAAAGGCCCGTCAGATGTACCAAGGAGTAGCTGCTTGGCTCCATACATCCAACGTATTGCATTCACTTGATCAGTAGCTAAGGTAAGATCAAGACCGGAGTCATCTAGCACCTCTGCGTCTCTATTAGTGGGGGAGAAAGTCTCAAAGTTACCTGACTCTGATGCCCACAGAGTATTTGGAGTTGTTATATTGTTTGCAAAAAATAATCGTTGTTGATAAAAAGTAGCAGTAGTAGGCCAGCCAGTAGTATCTGACCATATACCTAACCGCCAGTTATCAGTACCAGTAGTATCACCAAAAGAAAAATCAGGCCAAGTAGTGGCAGTAACAGATGTCGTACTGTTAACCGCTGTGATGTATGCTGCTCCCCATTTGCCCGACCTAAGTATCCTAATACCACGCCCCACATCTGTCGCTAAAAATCCTTGTCCTGAGTTAATGCCAGTTACAGCTGATGCTGTAATCGTAACACTACCTGACGTAGCAGAAGCAGTCAATGTAGTGCTTGTAGTATTTATTTCACCCCATGGTCCATCAACAGCTTCAAATAAACTAAATGAAAAGGCTGTATGACCAGTACGACTTAATTTACGTGTCTGATAGTTAGGATGCGTTAAATATAAAATGTCTGCTGATTGTGTAAATTTAATTTCATCTAAGTCATTTTCGCCATAAGGACTAACTATTTCATAAGCACCTGTACCAGGTGATGGTACTTGTATTTGTCCCTCATTACGATAAAATCTTACATAGTTATGGCCAAACTCTAAAACATAAGCCTGTACCGTACTAAAGATAAATGGTATCAAACGTACTTTTTTACTGCTGTCTTTTACCTCAGCAATAAATCTTGTACCAGATCGTTTAGTGATACCGCCATGAGGGAAACAAATAAAGTTTTCACAACGCTGCACAGAGCTTGTGTACTTAGTCAAATCAACACGACCAAGCAGTCTAGGACTAATTTCACCGCCCGTAAAATTTGTTTGTATCGGCGTGACTTTAGCCATGTCTACCTCGGTGGAGTGTTAATATTAGGTCTAATTACCCCTTGTCGTGATTCAAGCCAGTAGTCAGCATCCAGCACGTCTTGTTGTTGCTCTTGTGCATCTACAAACTTAGCTTCTCTTAATTTAAGTTCGTACATCTGGAACATCTGTTCCATGGCAGATGTACTTTGCAGCAACGGTTGAGCTAGATCAGCAGCGACTCTTGCAGCCAATGTATCAACTAATAGCGTGTCATATAAAGTTACGTCTGTAACTAGGGACGTATACTTAATATTCATTTGCCCTTCGTCAGATAATATATGCCGCCTTTCTAATTGAAACACTGTTTGTGTCGGATCTTCTACTTCTAATAGCCTTAGAAAATCAGCAGGTAATACAAACCTGTTTGCATATCCATAAACCGGTGGAGTCACATCTTTAGGTAAAGCTGCTCGTTTTGTCAAGCAGTTCCAAGGATGCCCCCTAAATACAGCTGCACGCGTATCATCAAATAATACACGAGCTACTGATGCCTGTTTACTGTTATCAGATAGTGAGGTGATCGACTCAATACCTAATAGTGCCAGGCTTCGGTTTATAATTTCTATATCAGATGCTGCCATGATAGGTTTGAGGGGAGGTGTTCGGAATTAACCTCCCCTCAATCTCCTTAGTCGATGACGTAACAGACGTAACCACTTAAGGTTGCTGCATCAGGTATAGTACCATCGTTGATCTGTGCAGCCAATACAAAACCGTCTTTGGTTGTGATCTGACTGTTGATCTGAATGGTCGTAGTACCTGCAGTAGCAACTGCGGTATCTGCACTGAAAGCATCCGGATCAGCGGTAATCGCTACTCCGTCTGCATCATTAGCACCTAAATGACCCAGGTCCATAGTTCTGGACGAACCGAGAGCACTATTTGTCACAACGGCATACAGGACCCTCATAGCCCCTGCTTCCATTTGCGCAAGTAATGCTTGATCACCGGCTGAACCAGCACCAGATTGAGTGAAGTCAAACGCTTTAACTCGAACCCTACCACGATCTTCGTGAGTAGCATTCATCACTCGAGGAGTGGCCTGAGTATTAGCGTACTGAGTTGAGTTTTGTGTAGCCATATCAGTCCTCCTTAGCTCTCATCGCACTTGATTTCAAGTACTTTCTGTTCTTCCATTCGGACAGCGCCGAAAGAAGCTGAGCAATAAACCTGAGTACTATTTCTCTTATCACGTCTAGGACCAATGTCTACATTGACATCTTGTCCTACGGCCATTAGCAATCCTGATTTACAGTATGCCAAGACCCTACGATGAGAGTTAGCGTCAGTGTTTACGAGTTCAGTGCGTATAAACTCGAAACCCATGAAAGTGTTAACATCGCCTTGGACCAGCGCTTTAACTGAGTTAAAATCAGCACTAGTTACCTCAGTTGTTTGCAATAGATCAGTGATCTGCTTTGCAGTACAAATAACGTACCTAGGATCTGATGGATCAGTCTCAGCCGCATCAAGCGACTCTTTAGCTGCCCTTAGCTTACCAATGGTTAGACCAGAGTTTGCAGCTGCACCACTCTCTACATAGTTAACAGCAATTTGCTGTGCTGCAGGGAATGTCACAGTTGTTGCGCCAGTCTTACCTGTTTGGACTCCACCGAATGCAGCCTCAAGAATGATCTCATCCATCTTACGGCCTAGCGCAAAGGATGCGTTTTGGCTGTATGGTGAAGTAGGATCAATCAACATTCTGATTCGATCTTGTCTATCAATCAACTCTGCCCAGTCAAAGTCACGCAATGAGACTCTACGTCTGTCATGCGGTACGTTGATAAGCGGAGTATCTTGGTGACGTCCAGTAACCTCTTGTGCAGAAGTCGCGCCAATTCTGTCATAAAAGTCAAACTCAGCTGACTGAGTCTCGACCCTCACGTACGGACGTAGGCGGGAGCCTTTCTGCTGCAGGAGATGCTCGACGTTTGCTTTGTACTGCTGTACAAAGGCTGTCGTGATTTGAAAGCTCATAGCTTTCCTCCTTTCAACATATTTACATTAATCGCTTCGGCTGCCCTTGCGGACCTCTGCTTGCCGTTTTAAGTCGTGGCATGCTTTGACTTCGGACGGTAAAACCGCTACCCGATATTACTCTAACGCATTTTTGGCGTTAAGTAAACTATCCTCCGAGTTTTGTGCCTGTAGTTTTGCCCGCTGCACGGCGAACAATACCTTGAGCATCAGCCCCAGAATAACCTGCAAATTCAGCGCCCCTAATCGCTGCTTCAGGATCAGCGACACCTCTACCTCTAGCTTGACTAGCAACCCGTTTTACAACAGGATCTTTCTTGCCAACCTTTTTAATCATAGCATCAGCGGCGTCTAAATAGCTAGATGGTATAGCTAGACGCTCTGCCAGACGCTTCTGGTATTCGTTATATTTCTTTTGAGTACTTGACGTACGACCCATTTTAGTCTTACGAAACTCGTCGTCTAAATACCCTATCTTAATAGTCTTTGCCATATCAAGTCAACTTGTGATGAGCTTTATATTGTTTAACCATTTTATCACCAACACCCATACTGCCGCCTGCACCAAAGAAAGTATTATCGCCAACGGCTTTCAGGAAGGCCATCTTTTTAGCATGACCGTTACCTTTAGTCATTTTAGTCTTACCAGCTTTCTTTTTCTTAGAAACATTGACATCAATTTGACTCATGATTTTACACTTATAATGCCCATGTCTGCAGCTAAACCAATAGCTTTACCCATGACACCCCCTGATGACGGACGTTTAGCCCCAGTTTTCTTTTTACCAGATGTAAGTTTAGTCTTGCCTGCTTTTTTGGCGACCTTTACATCGGTGCTTTTTGAACCGTAAC